TATATTCATCACCACCATTTTCCAACTTGATAGCAAGCGTAAGTGATTTATTATTTGGAAGATCACCAAGACGATTTTAGAGTTTTATATAGATTATTTAAATCAGACTCTACTGAAGTTGAACAATCATATATACCATTCCCTGGATATACAAATCTTCTTGATGTAGATGGTGATGGTTTTGGTGATCAAATTATTAATTCTTCTGATAATAATGGTCTTCCTGATAAATTTGTTAGAGCAAGTAAAGTTGATGAGTTTGTAAACTATCAATTTAGTGTTGATGATTTAGACCAATTTAATGGTTTCCAAATTAAAATAGTTATGAATGGCACTGATGAATCGAAACCAGTTAAAATGAAAGATTTGAGGGTTATAGCTCTTGCGTAAAATAAAAGTTGATGGGCATAGTAATTTATATCGCGACAAAGATACTGGAGCGATAATCAATTGTGATGCTGAAGAATATAATAATTACATAAAATCTAGAAATTCAAAGATGCTCCAAAAAAGGGAAATTCAAGATTTGAAAGGTGAGATTGATGAACTTAAAACTTTGTTGAAACGATTCTTAGATAAATAGTTAAAAAATAAGTGTCCAATGTCTGCTGTTTATGTAAACAATTTGGTTATAAACATGGGAACGGACTTTGAGAGGTTCTTTACCCTATCTAATAATACTGGTAATGCGCTATTAGATCTTACGGGATACACTGGCATAGCGAAGATGGCAAAACATGCCAACTCTAAAAACAGAGTTGCATTTAATGTTTCTATCAGTGCTCCAACCGCTGGTATTTTGTCAATTGCTTTATCGTCTGCACAAACTGCTGCTCTTTCAGAGGGTAGGTATGTTTATGACATTGTTATAGATGATGGTTTTAAAAAAACTAGGGTAATTGAAGGAATGGTACTTGTTAGGAGAGGAGTTTCAGTTTAATGACGTACATACCAGTTACAATTGGCGAACAGGATTCAATACAGGTAATTACGGCGTTTGGTGGTGGAGAAACACCAGCTCTATCACTTAGAGCAGTTGATCTTGTTGGTGGTATAACTTCCACTAGAGAACTTACAAATACAGGAGATTCTGAATTTGTAGGAATTGCAACTTTTAGAGATTCTCTACTTGTAGAAAAAGATTTTAGCGTTGCGGGTGTATCAACATTTGTTGGTGACGTAACGTTTGGTGGTGGAACGATTGGATTAGGTGATGCAGATACAGATAATGTTGTATTTTCTGCGAATGTAAATTCTAGTATTTTACCTAATACAGATAACACCTTTGATTTAGGATCCATCGTGGCACGATGGAGAGATATATATTTAAACGTTGGTGTTGGCAAAACCTATGGAATTGCATACTTTGGTGCTAATGCTCAACTAGTTTCAACAACAACTCCTTCAGCATTAGGAATAACAACATCATCTCTAATATTAACGGTAGATGATACTGGAGTTCCTGGTTGGAGTGATGGTATTGACGGAGGATTCTTCTAATGGCAAAACCGACTACGAGAGGAGAATTAATTGATTATTGTTTAAGACAACTTGGAGCACCAATTCTTGAAATCAACGTTGCAGAGGAGCAGACAGATGATCTTCTAGATGATGCCTTGCAATATTTCCAAGAACGTCATTTTGATGGTGTTGAAAAAATGTATCTGAAATATCAGATTACACAAAGTGATATAGACAGAGCAAGATCAAATACAGAAACAAATCGCACTGTAGGAATTACGACTTATACATTTCAGGAAGGAAATACCAGACAGTGTTATTGGTATTGAAAAAATTTTTAAGTTTGATTCTAATACTATATCTGGAAATATGTTTAGTATTAAGTATCAACTATTTTTGAATGATATGTATCAGTTCAATTCTGTTGATCTCTTAAATTATGTAATGACAAAATCATATCTAGAAGATATTGATCATATACTAACTCCAGATGTTCAAATAAGATTTAACAAAAGACAGAATAGACTGTATCTAGATATAGATTGGGAAACTCAAACTCCAGATACATACATTGTTATCGAATGTTTTAGAATTTTAGATCCTTCCAATAATGCTGCTGTTTATAATGATAGTTTCTTAAAGAAGTATTTGACTGCACTAATAAAAAAACAGTGGGGTCAAAATCTAATTAAGTTTAAAGGAGTTAGACTTCCAGGTGGTATAGAATTTAATGGCAGAGAAATATACGAAGATGGGCAAAGAGATTTGGATGAAATAATCCAAAAGATGTCTACCGATTACGAATTACCACCTTTCGATATGATAGGATAAAATATTATGGCAACTAATCCGCTATTTCTTCACGGAACTTCTGACGAACAAAATCTAATTCAAGATTTAGTTAATGAGCAGATAAGAATGTTTGGGAGTGATGTTTTTTATCTCCCCAGAAAAATAATTAATAAAGATACAATTTTAGGTGAGGTAGAATCTTCTAGTTTTGATAATAGATTTATCATTGAAATGTTTATCGCCAGTGATGAAGGATATGGTGGTGCTGGTGATGTAATGACAAAATTTGGTTTAAACATAAAAGATGATATAACCTTCGTTGTTTCTAGAGAAAGATTTGAATTATTCATATCACCAATGTTACTAAGTGTTTATGGATCAAATGCCTCTTTGAGACCAAGGGAAGGCGATTTGATATATCTTCCCTTGGTAAGAAGATTATTTGAAATTAAATTTGTCGAACATGAAAAACCTTTTTATCAATTGAAAAAGAATTATGTATATGAGTTGCAATGTGAACTCTATGAATATCAAGATGAAGAAATTGATACCAGTGATCAGAATATTGATGACATAGTTAAGGATGTGCCATATGTTGAAATGATATTGATGAACACAGATGCTGTTGGAGCAACTGGACAAGCAGAGGCAGTCTTTATTGAAAATAATCCTGGATTTGTTAGACAAATTGTTTTAAACAATGATGGAAATGGATATAATACAACTCCAATCGTTAGTATTGAACCATCTCCAGTTGGTTTAGCAACTGCTAACGCTACTGCTGTCGCTGTAACAAGAAAAGTTGGAGATGCAAAATCAATAGAAGAAATTTTAATAACAAATACCGGTTATGGATATACAACGGTTCCAACTGTCACAATATCTGGAGGTGGAGGAGTTGGTGCAGCAGCAACAGCTGTCGTACAACAATCTGATAATTGGATTAAGCAAATTGCAATCACAAACATTGGGTCTGGATATAGAACTCAACCAGCAGCACCGTTTATAACAGATCCAGATGTATCTGGAAATACTAAACCATCTTTAGTTGCAATTACAACTGCAACTGGTGGAGGATCTATATTTGAAATTAGAATGCGTGATGCTGGTAGTGGTGGATATACAAACCAACCAGTAATGACAATTAATGAACCATTTAGTTTGGTTGGTCTTGGAACTGCTGAATATAAACTTTCAGAAGTTGTAACGGGAGAAGTTTCTGGAGCAAATGCATTCGTTGCTTCCTGGGATATAAATAATATGCAACTAAGAGTATATTCTTCTACAGGAGATTTTTTACAAGGAGAAAATATTGTAGGTTCTGAAACTGGTGCCAAGTACAATATAAATCTTATTGCAAAACATGCTGCATCAGAACCATATTCTAAAAATGATGAGATTGAACAGGCAGCAGACCTACTCATCGATTTTTCTGAAGATAATCCATTCGGTACGTATTAATGTTAGGATCCTATTTTTATCATCAAATATTAAGAAAAACTATAATTGCATTTGGAACTATTTTTAATGATATTGAAGTATGTCATACCGACAGCTCAGGAAATGTTACTAGTAAAAACAGAGTTGCATTATCTTATGGTCCTGCACAAAAATTCTTAGCGAGAATAGAACAACAAAAAAATCTAGCAAAACCAGTTCAGATTACATTACCAAGAATGTCATTTGAACAGACTGGAATTTCTTATGATGCAACAAGAAAGTCTTCAGTAACTCAAACATTCAAAGCATCAGATGGAAAAAAGGTTTTCATGCCTGTTCCTTACAATGTCGATTTTGAGTTAAATATTTTTACTAAACTGAATGATGATGCTCTTCAAATAGTAGAACAAATATTGCCATATTTTCAACCATCTTTTTCAATAACTTTAGATCTAGTTGAATCTATTGGAGAAAAGAGAGACATACCAATTATTTTAAACAATATTTCTTTCCAGGATGATTATGAAGGAGATTTTTCAACTAGAAGAGCACTAATATATACTTTAAACTTTACTGCAAAGACATATCTATTTGGTCCTATTGCAAGTTCTGTTGATGGTCTTATTCGTAAGGTTAATGTTGATATGTATGGAAATACTAGTATTAAGACAGCAACAAGAGAGGTAAGATACACAGTACAACCAGAACCTAAGAAAGATTACAATAACGATGGTGAGATTACTGTTGAAGATAGACCATTTATTCAACCTGGAGATGATTTTGGATTTAGTGAAGAAACTACTTTCTTCCAGGATGGAAGAAACTTTAGTCCAACACAACAATCTGATATTTGAACATGAAAGATAATTATGATTCTATTGACCAAGCACTCGATATCGAGAGTAGTATTGTCGAGTCAACTCCTATTAAACCCACTCCGCCAAAGCAAGAGAAGGATGATGTAAAAAAAGATTATGAGTATACCCGTGCTAATTTATATTCACTTATAGAAAAAGGTCAGGAAGCAATCAACGGCATCATGGAACTTGCAGGTGAAAGTGCAAGTCCTAGAGCATATGAAGTTGCTGGACAGTTAATAAAAAGTGTTGCTGATACAACAGATAAACTTGCTGATCTTCAAAAGAAGGTCAAAGATTTGGATGAAGATAGTAAGAAGAGTCCGACCAATGTTACAAATAATGCTATGTTTGTTGGATCAACAGCAGACCTCCAAAAGATGTTAAAGCAGGGTTTTCTAAATAATAACGATAAGAAATAAATTATAATATGAACGAAGGAAACCTACACAAGTGGTTTAGTAAATCTAAATCTAAAGATGGTAAATCTGGATGGGTTAACGTCGTAACTGGCGGCACCTGTGCCAGCGATAAACCTGGTGAAGGAACTCCTAAGTGTGTATCATCTGCTAAAAGGGCAAGCATGTCCAAAGCAGAAAGATTATCTGCACAAAGAAGAAAGAAAAAAGCAGATCCTGGGCAACAACAAAAATCAGGTGCTGCTAAACCAACATATGTATCAACCGACAAACCTAAGAAAAAAATGAAAGAAGAAACCATTATTGAAGCAGACAAGAAAGGTAAGGGTAGCGGTACAAAAGATGCTTGTTACAAGAAAGTAAAAGCAAGTGCTAAAGTATGGCCAAGTGCATATGCATCTGGTAGATTAGTTCAATGTCGTAAGAAAGGTGCGGCAAACTATGGAAAATCTAAAACAGAATCTTATGATTATTCTAATTGGAGAGATGAGTTCAAAGCATTGGAGATTGAAACTGTAAACTTAATTGAACCAGATCCCTTAGTTATAAATGGAGTTGCAAGAGTATCTGAGGAGGTCTTGTCACGGTCAAATAAAAGAAAAACATTTAGTCAATTTGTGGAGGGGTGCGAACTAAAATACTGCCCAAAGTGCAAAAAGATTGAAACCAGATCTGATTGTGCTTATGGTGGGTCTTATTGGGATAATAATGCTAAAGAAGTAAGTACTGGTGAAGATGGTTCTATGGAGGTTGCCGAAGACTGGCAAAAAAAGTCTGGCAAAAACCCTGAAGGAGGATTAAATGAAAAAGGCAGAAAGTCGTATGAGCGCCAAAACCCAGGAAGCGATCTTAAGAGACCTTCAAAGAAAGTTGGCAACCCTCGTAGAAAGAGTTTTTGTGCGAGGATGAAAGGAATGAAGAAAAAGTTGACATCTAAAAAGACTGCATCTGATCCAGATTCTAGAATTAATAAATCATTAAGAGCTTGGAATTGTTGATTTGATTTATGAGTGAAGTATATCTTGGTAATCCTAATCTAAAAAAAGCAAATACTGCGATCGAATTTACGCAGGAACAAATTATTGAGTTTCTAAAATGTAAAGAAGATCCAGTATATTTTGCTAATAATTATATAAAAATTGTTTCTCTTGATGAAGGATTAACTCAGTTCCATCCTTATCACTTTCAAGAAAAGTTAATCAATAATTTTCATAATAAAAGATTTAATATATGTAAGATGCCACGACAGACTGGTAAATCCACTACAGTCGTATCTTACCTTTTGCATTATGCTGTCTTCAATGATAGTGTAAACATTGGCATCCTGGCAAACAAAGCAGCAACCGCAAGAGAACTTCTTGGAAGATTACAAACTGCATATGAGAACTTACCAAAATGGATGCAACAGGGTATTATATCATGGAACAAAGGATCTCTGGAGTTAGAAAATGGCAGTAAGATATTGGCAGCTTCTACGTCTGCGAGTGCTGTCCGAGGTATGTCGTTTAACATCCTCTTTCTCGACGAATTCGCGTTCGTCCCAAATCACGTTGCTGACTCGTTCTTTGCATCTGTTTATCCTACTATTACTTCTGGTCAAAAAACAAAAGTTATCATAGTTTCTACCCCACATGGTATGAATCATTTCTACCGTATGTGGCATGATGCAGAAAGAAATAGAAATGAGTACGTAACAACAGAAGTTCATTGGAGTGAAGTTCCAGGTAGAGATTCTAAGTGGAAAGAGCAGACTATTGCAAACACTTCCAAACAACAGTTCCAGGTTGAGTTTGAATGTGAATTCTTAGGATCGATTGATACCTTGATTGCTCCAAGTAAATTGAAAAGTTTAGTATATGAAAATCCAGCAACATCAAATGCCGGTATGGATGTATATGAAGCTCCGCAAGAAAATCATGACTATGTAATTACAGTTGATGTTGCTAGGGGTGTGGGAGAAGACTATTCTGCATTTGTTGTTATCGATATCACAGAGTTTCCACATAAGGTAGTTGCAAAATATAGAAACAATGATATTAAACCAATGATGTTCCCAAATATCATCTATCAATTGGCAAAGAGTTATAATAATGCTTTCGTGCTTTGTGAAGTGAACGATGTTGGAGATCAGGTAGCATCTATTATCCAGTATGATTTAGAATATCAAAATCTCTTGATGTGTTCAATGAGAGGACGTGCTGGTCAAATTGTTGGACAGGGATTCTCTGGAAAAAAGACTCAACTGGGAGTCAAGATGTCAAAAACAGTTAAGAAAGTGGGATCATTAAATCTTAAAACAATGGTGGAAGAAAATAAGGTTTTGTTTAAAGATTACGAGATTATATCAGAGTTAACTACTTTTGTGTCAAAGAAAGATTCTTTTGAAGCTGAAGATGGATGTAACGATGACCTAGCAATGTGCCTTGTAATTTATGCTTGGTTAGTTGCACAAGAATACTTTAAGGAATTGACAGATCAAGATGTGCGGAAAAGATTATATGAGGAGCAGAAAAATCAGATAGAACAAGACATGGCTCCTTTTGGATTTGTATCTGATGGATTAGATTCTGAAAGTTTTGTTGATAAGGATGGAGATAGATGGTTTACAGACGAATATGGAGATAGAGCATATATGTGGGATTATCTGTCATGAATAATAGAAAAAGTACTAAAGAAAAGGTTATTGATCTGATACGTTTTGTTATTTTTATTCAATTGATAATAGTG